CTATCCTTAACCTTTGCGACTATCCCTTCCAGCCCCCTTTCAGCAGCAAAATTAAACAGGGAAGTGCCTTGCCCCTCCACATAGCGCGAGATAGCCATGCGGGGACCATCCATAATAGATTTGTCAAGTAAGGCTTTGCGTTCCATTAATGGTAAGAGCATGGTTTCTTGACAGTCATAGTACAGGACATCAAAAGCCGAAAAAGTAGCAGGATTATGTTTGGAATCCAATTCAATTTTAAATCGGTCTGACATAAGGCTGCGGCGTTGAATCAAGGAGAAATCAGGACGGCTATCTTTTAAGATAAAAAGCTCACCATCCAAAATGCAACGTTTTTTGACTTGCTTACTGATTACTGCCAGCTCTGGCACTTTGGATAGCATACGGACGTTACGTTTGTTACGTAATTCAGGCGGCCTTCCTGGTTCCAAATAGGCCACACACCGTTCCCCGTCCC